ATCGAATAATAGAGATCAACTGAGATCTAACTTTATTAACTCTTAACAGGCTGCTGAAATACCTCCAGACACCTCACGACGAAGAGCTTTCGGCCTCATAGAACAGGCTACAAGCGACTTTTTTGAGGTAACCAAGGGGTAAGTGACCCTTGATCTGCTCAATTTTTGCGTCAAGAACCAGTATTTCAGCAGCCTACTAATCGTATGAGCAAGCTGGTGCCAATCTGTTTCTCCACTAATATCAACGGCCAGCGTCAAGTCGTCTGCCCAATTCGCTCTTCGCTGCAGTAACCTGTTTTTTTGGTGCTGTTGACCTCTGCTTCAGCAGCAGCAACTACAGAACAGGTAGCGTCATAACCCTTCTTGCTTTGACCGCAAGGGATACTAGCAGCTATACTTCACACAAGTCCACATCAAAAAAAGATGTGGCCGGGTTTGGTAGCCCGAGTAAGCACTGCGACACAAGCCGCAGTTTTCCCGCAGAACCTGCGGCTTCATCATTTTCGCCTCCAGTTTTTGGCGGCTCGGATGGGGGAGCCTCGGCTCCGCCGGTTCACGCAAGTGCTTCCCGGTCTACCAACCCGTTCGAGCTGCCGCCCCCATTTGGTAGTGGGTGCGGCGGTTTTTGCAAACCGAAGCACTTGGAGGCCACTCATGGCTGATTTCGTCACGGGCACATCCGCCCTCATTCCCGTCTTCACGGGAACCCTCTCCAGTTCCACCGTCCGGCTGTGCGATGCGCGCACCCTGCATGCCTTCATGCAAGTCAAGCGCGACTTCGCGACTTGGGTCAAGGGCCGAATTCGCAAATTCGGCTTTGAAGAAGGCACGGACTACCTGCTCACCAAATCGGGGGAGCAGCTTCCAAGTGGCACAAAGTACAGCATCGACTACCACCTGACCCTCGACATGGCCAAAGAGCTGTCGATGGTGGAGAACAACGACATGGGCAGGCAGGCCCGGCGCTACTTCATCGCATGCGAGAAATCAGCCATCACCCCAGTCATTCACCCCGCCGCCCAGGCCGTGCCCGCCATCGATCCCGCTGCCCTGCTTCTCAGCGGCCAAAGCGACCCGAGCGCAGCGCTGCCGCCCGAGCTGCAAAAGGCCATCGACCTGCGCGCCTGGACGCTGGCCCACGAGGCCTATGGGCTGGTGCGCGAACACCTGGCGCGCCGGGTGGCGTTTCAGGCCGTCTCGGGCGTGCCGCTGCGCGTGGACGTGACGCGCGCCCAGCAAGTCATCAGCGAAGGCAACCTGGGCGCGGCGCTGGCGCGCACCTGGCACGACGAGATGCGCATGCTCACCCGCACGGCAGAAATGTCGCTGCAGATCAGCCTGCAAGCCGTTGAACGCATTCGCGCCGCCAGCGCGCAAGGCGGTGCCGCATGAGCGCCAGCCTGAGCCTTGACCTGGCCGCGCACCTCTGGCGCTGCGCCCTGCCCCGTGGCATTTCCAAGCTGGTGCTGCAGTGCTTTTGCCATCACGTCAACAACGAGTCCGGCCTGAGCGCGCGCGCCGTGCAGGGGCATGTGCGCGGGCTGGTCAAGGCGGGCATCCTGCGGCCCCGGCTGCGCATCGGCCACGCCACGCGCTACACGGTTCACCTGGACGGCCTGGCGCTGCTGGTGTTTCCGTCCACGCTGGGCGGGGGCGTTGCCGTGCCGGGCGACCTGTGGCAAGACGCTAGCGCGGTGGACAACCCTGCCCCGACCCCCGCAGTTTTTGCAGCAACCCCCGCAGAAAACGACACGCCACCCCCGCAGATTTCGACCTTGACCCCCGCAGAATCTGCACCCATAACTGTATTGAACAGTAAAGAGAACACAGAAGGAACAGGCGCACCAGTCTTGCCAGCGGCGCTGATGATGATTGATGGCGTAAACCCCCAAGTCCTGGCCGACTTCGCGGCCATCCGCAAAGCCAAGCGCAAGGGGCCGGTGACGGCAGCGGTGATCGAGGAGATTTGCCAGCAAGCCCACCTTGCCGGCCTGACGCTGGAGCAGGCGCTGCAGACCTGCTGCGACCCGCGCCGCAGATGGGCGCGGTTTGAGGCCGGCTGGCTTCAGGCCGCGCCCGGTGGCTGGGCCAGCACAGCCACCACGGCGGCAACGCCAGCGCCCGCCCTGTGGAAGCCGCCAGTCGCCAAGCCCGCAGCACCCGAAGTCGTGGCCGCTGGCCGCGCCCGTATCGCCGCCCTGCGCCAAGCCACGGTAGGCGCGGGCCTGGGCAGCAGCAAGGGCTGCGGCTGGGCACACGCAGCCATCGAAAAGCACAAGTCCGGCCAGCCCGTGCGCCGCGCCGTGCTGCTCGACGCCTGCGCCGCGCTCAGACTTGACCCGGCGAGCTTGGGTGCGGGGCGGATGCATTGAGGGGGCTTCGCCAGATTCATCTGGATGAAACCGCTCTAAAACATGCGCCAGAAAAACTACCGATAGCTACCGATGGCCGCCGCCGTGGGAGCCTCGGCCACCACCGCCGCCCTGAAAACCTCTGCCGCCCCCATGAGAGCCACCACCCCTTGAGTGAAAACCGAAGTTGAAAAAGAGAGGCGGCCCCAGATACACGGGGTCGTAGTAATAAGGGTAGTAATACGTTGGGGCGGCATTGACGGGCGCGGGCGCATAAACGGGCTGACCGTTAACGTCCGTGCCGTATGCATAGGCTCCAGGAGGCGCATAAACCGCACATCCGCCCACGGCAGACAGCGCAACCAGCGAAAAGATCAGGCGTTTCGCCGCGCCTTTCGTGAATTTTTTCATGTCGGTTAGAGGTGCGGTTCATCCCCATAGTTCAATAGAACTTTGCTTGTTACTCATAGCCAAGGAAATTAAAGCTACTGGCGGATTTCCGGCGAATTGCAGCGTCATAGTCTGCCGAAAAAGTTGGCAAAATAGTTGGCGCAAATAGAGAAAAAATCAATTAAATCAAATGGTTAGGTTTGATTAAAACTTGGCAAAATAAAGGCATGTACACAGAACCCTACCAGTTTGAACCCTTGCTGCCATCCGATGCGCGCATCGCCCCCCTGCTGACCAAGGCCCACGACCTCTCGCGCTTGGCCACCCTGCTTTCGGGCACTCGCGTGCCGCTTGAACTGCGCAGCCTGTTGCGCAGCATGAATTCGTACTACACCAACCGCATTGAGGGGCAACACACCCGGCCACATGAGATCGAGCAGGCCTTGCGCCGGGATTTTTCCAGCGATGCCGCGCTGGCCGCCAAACAGCGTCTGGCCGTAGCCCACATCGAGGCTGAGGCCGCACTGGAGCTGCGCTACACCGGGCCGCAAGGCGCGCTCGCGCTGTACTCGGTGGAGGCGGTGCAGGACATGCACCGCGAACTGTTCGGGCGGCTGCCCCCGTCAGACCTGTTCACACCGGAAAACGAAGTCATCGTGCCCGGTGAACTGCGTCTGCGCGAGGTCAAGGTTGGGCAACATGTGGCACCAGCCCACGCCAGCGTGCCGCGCTTTCTGGCACGCTGGGCCGGGTTTTACGGCCAGGTGCGGCGCGGTGAAGCGGCTCTGGTGGCGCTGGCCGCTGCCCATCAGCGCCTTGGCTGGATTCATCCCTTCATTGACGGTAACGGGCGGGTCATGCGACTGCACACCCATACGCTGCTCAGCGCCCTGGGCTATACCGCCGGACTGTGGTCACCCTTGCGCGGCTTTGCGCGCAGCACGCAGCGCTACTACGCGCTCCTGGCCGACGCCGACAGCCCGCGCCGGGGCGACCTGGACGGGCGCGGCAACCTGAGCGAACAGGCGCTGATCGCCTGGATTGACTATGTGCTGGACACCTGCCTGGATCAGGTCACTTTCATGACTGGCATGCTCGACTTTGACACCATGAAAGCGCGCATCGAAGCCTGCCTGGTGTTTGAAGCCACAGTGCTCAAGCAGGGGGTGCGCCAGGAGTCTCTGCGCGGGCTGCACTACCTTTTTCTGAGCGGCGAGGAGATGGCGCGGGGAGATTTCAAGGCCATGCTGGGCATGAGCGACCGAGGCGCCACCGACGCGCTGGGGGCGCTGGTCAAGCGCGGGCTGCTCAAGTCTGACTCGCCGCAGGGCAAGGTTCGGTTTGGCCTGCCGCAGCATGCCTTGCGCTTTCTGTTCCCGCGCCTATGGCCGGAGGCCGAGGCTGACGCAGCCAACGTCTAGTGAATGTCAAGCCTCTGAAACAATGCGCCGCACATGCCGCGCACTCATCCCGTACTCCTTCGCCAGCTCCTGCACATTGGCGCCGGTGAACTTGCGGCGAATCGCGGCGTGGTCCTGCTGCCGCTGGCGGGCGCTGGTGGTCTGCTGTGCAGACGTCTGCACGGGAGCGCTGGCAACAAAACCCATGCCCCGGAGCATTGCGCGCCGGGGCACATTTACAGCCGAACGTGCGCTATCAGGGCTGAGCGCTTGCGCTTTCCCACGGCAGGGGTTGCTGCGGGAAATGGGTGGCGAGCGTCTTGCGCAGGCGCTGGGCTTGCTGGGTGGCGGAAAACACCATGGTTTCGGCCAGATTGAGCAGCACGGCAGCGCTGCGCACCTCGCTACAGGTCAAAAAGTCTTCCAGCGTCAATTCGTTGATGGCCGATTCGGCGCGGCGCTGCAAGTCATCGGCCAGATCCAGCCTGCACGAATAGGCCACCTGGCGCGCCGCCCAGTCGGCCACCTGCTCGCGCACCTGCCCGGTGATGCGCCACACGGCGGCGTCGAGCATGGCGCGGGCTGGCTCCAGAATGACGGTGGGCAGCGGCAACGGCTCGCCCTTGAAGCTGCGGGGCGTGCGGCTGCGGGCAGGCGCGGGCACCGTGGGCGCTGGCGCATCGAGCACCTCCCACTCCACGGTGTGCCGCGTCACGATGCTGACCGCCGCGCTGAACTCGCTGCGGGGAATTTTGCGGTACGTTACCTTGAAGTGGCTTTTGAGCTTGGCCCAGCCCTGCATCATGAACTTGCCTTGAACCTTGCCGTCCGCCGACAAACGCCTCGCAGCGCCCTGCATCAGGTCGCGCAACGTATCGCCCTCTTCCTGCGTCAGCAAGTCGCCGGGGTTGCCCGAGAACGCCCGTGGATTGAAGGCCGCCCCCTCGTTCCAGTATTGCCAAAGGGCGTCGTCGCATTCGTTTTGGTATTGGATGACGCGGGCACGAACGTCAGCATTTTTGATCTTGCCCGGCTCGATGGTCGTGAGCCAAGCGGCGACCTTGCGAACAGGAATGCAGGTCATGGACCGCCGTTGCCCTGCATGGTCATCTTGACCATGCAGCTCTGGCTCAACTGTGGTTGAGTCGGCCATAGTTGAAGGGATTGTCAAGTTGACAATTGCCCAGCGGGCCTGATTCGTCGCTACCTTGCGGTGCTGGCTCTTCCAGTCCAAACCCATTCCATCAACGATTGGTTTCATCGGCGTATAGGGTTGACCATCCTGCTCGACAACATGCAAATTCGCGCCATGAAACGGCACAGTGATTGTGCGGGTGACTGTCACCTCTGTAAAATTCGACATTGAAAGCTCCTTCTGTTTACTGATGGGGGTGGTTTTCACAGAAGCCTCGTCGCCTGCAAGCGTCGGGGCTTCGTCTTTTGTGCCGCTCATTGCTGGGCGCCTGCGGTTTGCTGCTGGGTACGGGCGCAAGCCTCTTCCAGCACCTTGTTGATGATCCAGTTTGCCGAGCGATCTTGCGTTTGCGCCTGAAGATGAACCCACGCGTGCAGTTCTTGTTTGAGGCGCACCTGAACCGCCTTTGGCGGGTGCGCTACTTGTTTGGTGTTCATACTATTCCTTTAATGAGTCACCGTGACTCAACTCAAATATAAGTCACGGTGACTTATCATGCAAGCATTTTTTCCAACGTCACACAACAAAGTGTCACCGTGCCGCTATCCTCTTGGAATGACAAGTGAAAAGGTAACGGGGCGCGACTCCGACAAAATCATGCTGCGTGTGCCGGACGGCATGCGCGACCGTATCGCAGAGGTTGCCAAGGCCAATGGCCGCTCAATGAATGCCGAGATCGTCGCCCGTTTGCAGGGCAGCTTCGAAGGCAGCGGCAGCGTCGCAGAGGCAAATGAAAAGCTGGCTATTGCAGGGTTTGTATTCAAGCTGCTGCAAAAAGTGATTCCAGACGAAGCGATGAAGGCCGACATTGGAACGATGCTCAAGTACCTCGAAGCCGACAAAGCCCAAGAAGACGGCCTGGAAGCGATGAACGCCTTCTCGCGCATGCAAAACAACGCCGCAGAACATGGTAAAGACTGATGCTGGAACTGGACGCTGCGCCCGTTTAAATGGCCGAAGTCAGACCGGCCATCCGCACATCTACATAACTTTAAGCATATCGAATGGCAATCACGAAACCATACCGCCGCACATGTCGCCAGTTCACTGATGGAAGCTATTCCGAAGGTGGACGATGGATGTATCTCTTACACAAGCGCTATGCCACCGATCCGCGCCACTACGTCCGGGCCTTTCTGCTCCTCCAGGAAGATGTCCTTGATCTCTTCTCTTACGTTGAGCCGAGTGACAAGAACCTAGAAACGTACTCTCACCGAATTCAGCAACTATTAATGAGAGCTTGCGTCGAGGTCGAGGCGAACCTGACTGCGATCCTCCTGGACAACAAGTACGCGGCCGCCCAAGGCAACCTGACCATGTCAAAGTACCGCCTCATAGATATTTCACATCGCTTGTCCTCGTACGAAATTCGAGTCCCCACATGGCAAGGCTCTAGCGGAGTTAGAAAGCCATTTCATGGCTGGAGCCAAGGTGCATCACTGCCTTGGTATCAGGCGTACAACAAGTCCAAGCACAATCGCCACGAGAACTTCAAGCTCGCTACCTTCGGCGCACTGATCGATGCGTTCTGTGGCTTGAGCGCTCTACTCTCTGCACAGTTTCATGACGAAGATTACTCACCCGGCGGCAAGACTCTCGGGCTAGAGGGTGCGTGCTACACGTACGACGGAGACGACGGAATGGAGCCAGCCATTGGAGGCCTGCTTCGGGTTAGGTTTCCATCAGACTGGCCGCAGGATCAAAGATATGAGTTCAATTGGCAGCAACTCAGCGCGTTGGACGATCCATTTCAAAACTTTGACTACGCGCAACATGCCTAACCCTCTCCGCTACAGGAGCAGGCATCTTCCTTCACCGACGGATTTCACTTTTTCTCATGCTTCACTATCTAAAGACGCGACGCTTTCTTGCATTTCTATTCGTTGCAACCCTCTCTTTTTCAATCCATTCACAGTCCGCAAAGGAGAACTCCGAGACGTGGCAAGTTACCTCGGCTTGGGTAAAGGAGGTTTCTCCAGATCAGCAAGCGCACGCCGTTTTCGTCGCACTTGGAGCACTGAACAAGAAAACTGCCGAACTTGTTGCCCATCGTCAAGACGGCGAGCAAGTACATTGGGTCAGAAAAATCATCGCCTGCGGTTCTTCAATGCTTTCCAAAGTTTCTACAAAAAACCCTGAGCTCGAAACGTACCTACGAAGGATGTCTGATCTTCATGTTGCCTTCATTCGAGGTGAAATTAGGGGATCGCAGTTTGACGAGCACGAAGCTAAGCTTCAAAACGACGGCATTGCACTGCTAAAGAACGTTAATCTCGGATCGTTCTCAGATACTGCTACCCAATATAAAAATCGCCTCGCTGATACGGAGATGTCACTTGTCGTCTATGCAATGATTTGCGCCTCCAAAAAACCAAAGTGATGTCTTTCAATTGGGGCCTACCCCATCGGTTAACCGGACACATTGCGGTAGGCCGCAAATGAAAGCATTACCGAGTACTTTGCAGTCACTCATGCATGATGTATTAAATTGCCCCGCCTCAAGCCTCGGAAACAATGCGCCGCACATGGCGCGCACTCATCCCGTACTCCTTCGCCAGCTCCTGCACATTGGCGCCGGTGAACTTCCGGCGAATCGCGGCGTGGTCCTGCTGCCGCTGGCGGGCGCTGATGCTCGGCACATAAAAGCGGGCGCCCGACATGCGCGTGACGATGCGGTTCACCAGCGCGCTGGCCATCGCCTCGCCGTCAGCCGTGCCAAAGCACAGCGCCATGGCGCGGGCCTCTTCTTCCAGGATGTCGAGCGGGTCTTCAAAGGCTGTGTTCATAGGGGTGGGTAGTGGTGGCTCAGTAAAAACGGATGGGGGCAAACAGTTCGTCGTCGCGGGTGTTGGTGCGAGGTGGCGCATGGGGCGGCTGTTCTTTATTGCTACTTTTTTCGTAGCTGCTTGCGCAGGCAGGCTCTGCGCTAGAGGCTGATTTCTCTTGTTTTTCAGGCTGCGGTGGCGCGGGCGGCATGCCTACGCCGTCGTCGCCGTCGAGCAGCAGCGGCGCCTGGCGCACGGCATGCTCGGCCAGGTCCCACTGGGTGGGTCGGCGCAGGTGCAGGCGCATGGCGCGGTACAGATAGACGGCGTACACGGTGCAGTCCAGCGCCTCGTTGCGCCGGTCGGTGCGCGGTTTCCACTCGCGCCGGGCCGGGTTGTTGCGGCTCGGAATCTTGATCTCGCTCAGCAGCTGCTCGTAGAAGTCGTCGCGCACGCCTTCGTACCAGTGCATGCGACCGGGGCCGTGGCCTTCGAGCCGCACGCGCCCGGCGTTTTCTGACCAGCCCAGAATCAGGTCTTTGGCCTTGGCGGTGCCGACGATGCTGACGGAAACGCCGTGGCGCGCGGCCTTGGTGGAGCGGTTGTTGGGGTCCACCTTTTTGGGCGGCGTCCAGATTTCGACTTTGCCCACGGCGTCGGACGCGCCTTTGAGGGCCAGCACGGGCCGGTCGGCCTGGTGGTGCTTGCGCACAAAGGCATAGGTGGCGTCGCTGGTCTGGCCGTCCGAGCAGTCAATTCCCACGGCCTTGATACGCAGCGCGGCACCAGTGGCGTGGCGGATGCGCTTGTCGAGCAGTTGCTCCAGTTGAATCCAGGCGCCCGCGTGGGCGACCACCGTGGGGTCATGCAGCTCGCCCCAATAGACCAGCCACATTTCTTCGCCGCGCCCGAAGGCCCAGACGGTGACGGCCAGCCGGTCGTGCTGCACGTCCACGGTGGCGTGGACTTCCAGGCCGCCGACCGGGCAACTCCACTCGTCGTATTTTTCGGCGCGGGCGCGCAGAACGTCTTCTTCGGGCAGTTCGCCCCGATATTCCCAGGTGATGCCGAGGGTGGAGTTCCAGAAGGCAATCATGTCGTTGGGGTCGCCCCGGTCGAGCTTGTCTTTGGCCTCCAGGTACTTGCGCGCCAGCACGGGGATGCGTGACTCGTCAAAGGTGCTCAGCAGCTCGTTGAGGTAAAAGCCCGGAATGGCGCTGTCGGCGGTGGCGACCCAGCCGCCGCCGCAGCTTTCGGCCCGGCGCAGGTTGGCGATGCGCTCGTCGTCGGTCCACACGGTGCCGCAATGCGGACAGGCGTAGAAGGCGGCTTCGTGCTGGTGGCGGCCGTAGATTTCGCGCACTGCGCCGTCTTCAGGCTCGGGGATGGTGACGTTTTCCCAGGCCAGCACGTGGGTTTCGTCGCAGGCGTGGCAGGGAACATGAAAGTAGCGCTTGTCGGTCTTGCGCATTTCGGCTTCGACGGCGCTGGCGTCTTTGGCGGTGGGCGTTCCGCCGATCAGGATCAGGTGGTCGGCGTAGGTCTTGACGCGCTCTTCGAGCAGCTTGATGGAGTTGCCCTGGCCGCGCACATCGGTGGCGGCGTCGTCGGGTTCCTCGACGATCACGACGCGGGCGCTGGTGGATTTGACATCGCTCGGGCTGTTGGTGCCGACCAGCTTGGCCAGCCCGCCCGGAAAGCGCTTGCGCAGCATGCTGTTGCCGTCGGCGCGGCTCTTGAGGTTGATGCGGCTGCGCAGCACGGCGCAGGCGCGGATCATGGGGTCGAGCTTTTCGCTGGCAAAGTCCTTGGCTGCCTGCGCGCGCGGAAAGGCCGCGACGATCACGCTGGGCTTGTAATGGATGTGGTAGCCGATGACGTTGCAGACGATGCCGGCGGTGTAGCCGACCTGGGCGCTTTTTTGCACGACGACCTTGCGCGTGGCGTAGTGGTTGGCGACCTCGGCAATGCCGCGCAGGGCGGGCGAGACGTTCCAGCTGAAGCGGCCACGCAGGGCAGATTCTTCGTTGCTGAGCACGCGGTATTTCACCGTCCAGGCGGCAATCGACAACTGGGGCGGCGGCTTCATCTTTCGCCAGGCGCGGCGGAACATGGCGCGCAAGGCACGCTGCGCCCTGCCCTTGTGGTCAGAATCCGAGTCGGCGTAGTTCACTCGGGCGCCTCGTCGTCGGGGTCGCCTTCGTCTTCGGCTTCGTCCAGGTCGTCGTCGGCGGCTTGCCAGTTGGACAGGCGCCCGAGGAATTGCTCGAAGGTGTCGCGCAGCAGGGCTTCAAGCGCGGTCTTTGTCAAACCCATTGCCAGAGAAGCCAGCCGGGGCGGCTCGCCCGCCAGGAACTCGCGCGCGCCCAGCACGGCGCTACTCCACAGCGGCTCAACCTCGCTGGCCAGAATCAGCAGGCGGGCTTCTTTGAGTTCTTCGCGCTCCAGTTTGTCACCCTGTAGGCGAAAGACGCGGTCTTTGGGCGACTCAACGCGCACCTTGCGTATCTCGCGGTCCACCAGCCATTGCACGCAGGCGGGCGTGTCGTATTCGCTGGCTATGCCGGGGCCGCCCTGGACGGCGACCGGGAAGCCCATCACCTGCCACTCGGTGATGGTCTTGGGCGCGACGCCGAAGACGGCGGCGATCTGCTCCTGACCCTTGATGCGCATGCTTACTTACCCCTTGAGAAATGGCAGAACTAGAAAAAACATGGGGTTCGAATTACCCGTACAGGCCTCTTTCCGGGAAGGACCCGCGAATTCTTGGCGGCTCACACCGATGGCTGATAAGCCAATACTCAACGTCATACGCCAGCTACCTGATGAATACGAAAGCGCAGCTGCTTATCCATGTAGCCCTGCACATCGACCGACTTGGCAACGCGCTCCATGCTTAGGCGAGGCCGATAACTTGGTAAGCGTACAAATAAAACCACTGGGCGTAACCCCTTCCCATCCGCACTTGTTGAAGCCCATATTCCACGAGGCAGATGACTGGTCCTACCAGCACTCCCAGTTCGCATTACGGCACGCTCACCACCCTCAATCACCATACTTGTCAAGCCACCCGCTATAAAGTAACGTCGCCCCACAGTATTTGCGGTCCCCTTGTGGATAGCCTTTTTTCGCCTATCGGTCATATTGGACTTATATCCCTGCTCACCAGATGCCTGAAAGTAGGTGATCAACTGCGCAAGGAATGGGCCGCGCAGGTTTCCACGCCCATCATCACTGCCAGGAAATGGATCTTTTGGTATGACAGTTTGATAACCTGGCGGAAGAAAACCTGCCCGCCGCAGCGCCACCTCGCTGCGCTTGTCGCGCCGCCGCCCACCAAACTCCTGCGCTTGCAGAATGTTTTGCGGATCAATGCCCTTCCCGCCCATGTACGTCGGCAGAATGCTGGCTGTCAGATTGTCTGGTGTGGCCGGTACAACGCGCGGGGCACTGAGGATGTACGGCGTGGGCCGATCAAACACCGAGCGCATCTCGTCCTGCATTGCCTTGCGCACCTGAAACCCCGTGTCATTGATGGCCTTGGCATACGCAGCCCGCGCCTGTTCGCCGCTCAGTCTGTCCAGCACGTCACGCACTGCACTAAAGTTTTCGATCTTGATTGAAATTTCCATGATGTACTTCAGACTTCCCAGCTCATGGGCTCACGCCAGACGCTGGCAAGAATGGTTTTTTCGGACTGGCTAAGCTCACATCCAGCGCCTTCAGCGCCAGCAAAACAGCCTCCTTGGATGGGTTTTCCGGGCGCATGGTTATCGCTGCCAGCAGCGCTTCCTGCGCATGCTTCAGCGGCCTTGCCGAGCGAATCAGCCGGGCACAACAGTGGGCGCACCGCATGCTGTATCCGCCCCAGTGCGGATATGCGGCTGACTGCTGGCAGTCCAGGCAAATAACCCCCCTTACATTGCACCTTGAAGTCATCGTTACCTGCACAGAAATAACCCCCCTTTTGAATCACTCAATAACCCCCCTTGCACACGACACAGAAACCCCCCTTACCTATCACGCAGTAACCCGCCTTGCAGCCGCTTCTGCTGTCATTACACGCAACCGGAATGCAGGCCGGGTTTCAAAATGCGCGTCATCTATCGGCGCAATTCCCAGATCAACAGCCATGCGATCAACGCCGCCAGCCGACTCATGCCACACACCCGACACCTTTGCAGGCTCACTACCGGGCTTTCTGGAGAAAGACTTGGCATTCAAAACCCAACCCTCCCATGCAGCCATCCAATCCACGCATTGCGTCCCCTTCGCCTTGTGGTGGGCCTTGAACGCCATCAGCGTGGAGTCCAGATCAAGCCCTGCAGCTACCAAGGCAATCGAGGTATCTGCTCCCGTTCCCGGATTAAAGTTTTCAGGCAGACCTGTTTTTTTTAAAACAACTGAAGTTGAAGAAGAAGGGGAAGAAGAAGAAGAAGAAGGGGGGGGTTCTATGGGGGGTTTAGAACCCCCCTTCGCCGTCACTGGACGCCCACCTTTTGCACCATGTTCACCACCCAGCGCACCGAACTCCTTGCCCTCGCCACCACCGGCAGCACGCGCATTGCGCACACCTTCATCACGGACCATACGGCGAGAAAACAGCGTGCCATCTGGTGTACGCGACACCACACCAGCACCCTCAATTTCTGCCAGCAGCTTGGCAAATTCCTTAACCGACACACCCACCAGACGCGCTGCCTTGACATTCGTCAGAGCCTTGTCATTGACGACCAGATGCCCATACGGCTCGCACTCATGCATCACGCAGAGCAGGTTGATCCACATCCCTTGGGCCGCCAAAGAGCATGTCTGCAGCGCCGTATCCCGTCGCCAGTCACTGGGGTAAAACTGGAATGCGGGCCGCTTGATACGGACCTCTTCTTTATTCGACATAACTTCCCCTTTTTTCCCGCAAAGAAATAAGACGCAGCAGCAGGACTGGCGGGGAGACAGTCTTTTTGGATTGGGGAGCTAATCCGCCCCTAGCCGTGCGAAAAACCATAGATATCAATAAAAATCAGCAGACGCCACTGGGGCCGGTGCTGCGGCTGGCGCAGCTGGTGCCACATCCACCCGGCGGCCCGTGCCTGCTGTGCCTGGCGCGTAATAGGCAAACGACGATGGCGACCCCTGCTGATCCATGCCCTTTGGAAGCGCCTCCCAGGCCGACTTGCGTTTGATTGACCGGCGAAGCAATAGGCCGTCAAGGGCTAGATGCGTGAGTTCACGCGAGAGGCTTGATTTTTCAAATGTCCGGCCCGGCTCGGTGCTGCGCAGCGCGTGCAGAATTTCAACCAGCGTCATATCCATGCGGCCACGCCGCGCTGCCAGCCGCACGATATCGAGTGTTTTAAGCGCCAGATTCGACAAGTGGCGCGGCTTATCGGCAGTGCTCATTTTTCCTCCTGCTTTGCAGGCATACGGCTACGCACCATCGCACCCAGCGCATTGATAGCGCCGAGCGCTTCACCCTGGTGGAATGCCACCCGGTTATTTTGCGTAGTCGTGACTGGCCGACCAGTCTCTGTGGCATCACATACAGCACGGAACATTTCGGCCAGTGCTGCCATAGCCTGCGTCTGGCCCTCAAGCAAGCTGGACGGGGTGACTGGGTTGATACGAATGCAGGTGTAACCCTCAGCAGCGGCCAGTGCCTGAGTCGGTCTAATGTCGCCCGTCGCATGCTGCAATAACTGCAATTCATCGACACGCAAATGGTGTGTGCCGGTGTTCAGGTTTGCCTTGTGTTGCAAGGTATTTGGCGAGACGCCTGAACGCTTAGCCAGCGCAGCCACACCACCCGGATATCCATGCACCATCTGAGAAATGGCTACACGTACAGCCTGCGTACTAAGGCTGGCCGGAAGCGCCTCATTTTCGCCGTAGGCAAGACCGACCGGAATTGAGATAGTTGCCTTCATGAAAAACATCCCCTACAAGAAAAAAGAAATATGTGCCACTACAACCAGGACATCTATGGAAAATGACAAGCCCAGCAAGACGCAAAATTTTGAAAGACGGGTAACCGGGATCATCAAAAACCTCATGGCAGCAAACAAGAGCAGCCTGAACCGCCAACTGGCCATCGAGGCGATGATGGATGCCATGCTGGCTCAGGTTCCGCAGGCGGCGCTGTCGGGCCTTTTGGAGGAATACGAGGCAGGGTGCGACCGGCTTGCAGCGCGCCTGCCACTTGAAATGCAGGAGCCAACACTGTGGGCGCACTGGTCAGACGCGATAGCAGCTCGTCAAAAATGCCTTGATATTCAGCACCAAAAGGTGGGCTGACCATGCACGAACTGACGCCCAAACCGACCCTACTGAAAGTGCAGTCAAGCACATTGATATCGGGGAAAAACTCAGGCATTAAGCACCTCCCGCCCTGCGTTGGCACCACCAACAAGGTCAACAATGGTGGCTGGGGTT